ATGCCCACCATCACCCAGGACCAGGTCGCGGGCCTCATCCGTCACGTCGTGACGGTGCTCGGCACGCTGTTCGTCGCGCGCGGCTGGGCCGGCGGGGCGTATCTCGACATCGTCGCTGGCGCGCTGGCGACGATAGGGGGCGCGGCGTGGTCTGTGGTCGCGAAGGCCCAGGCCACGCCGGCGCCAGATCAGCAGGCTGGGCCGCCGAAGCCGCCGGCGCCGACGCTGCTGTGAGCAACCGTGAGATCGCCGAGGCGCTCGGCCGCCAGCTCGGCCTGATGCCCGTGCAGACGGCCAAGATCAACGGCATTCCGCATCGCGACGCGTGGCTGCTCGCCGCGCACCATCCGGCCAAGGGCGACGGCATCGAGCACGGCCTCACGGCCCATGTCTTCGCCGGCCAGGTGCATGCCTACGTCGAGGTTTTGGGCGCCGGACAGGACGCTGAGACGCTGGGCCGGCAGCTGGCCGGCATCATGTCGAGACTGAGAGATGGAGCAGATACCAATCCCGGGTCGCCGGGGACGACGGCCGGGGACGCCCAAGACGGGCGGCCGGCAGAAGGGCACACCGAACAAGGTCAAGAGCAAGCAGGCCCTTGACCTTGAGGCGCTCGCCACCGACGGCGAGATGCCTGTGCCGTTCCTGCTGCGTGTCATGCGCGACCGCAAGCGCCCGATCGAGGTCCGCATTAACGCCGCGAAGGCTGCGGCGCCGTACTGCCACCGGGCGCTGAAGGCGGTGGAGATGACGGGCGAAAACGGCGGCGCCGTGCAGCACCAGCACGGCGTCGAGATTCATATTGTCGACCACCGGCCAGCCGATCAGGATTGAGGTTGCGCCGGCATTCGCTCCACTGCTCAGGCCTGCACGCTACAAGGGCGCGTACGGCGGCCGCGGCGGGGCTAAGTCGCACTTCTTCGCCGAGCAGCTCGTCGTCCGTTGCTACGCGCGCGCCACCCGCGCGGTGTGCATCCGCGAGGTGCAGAATTCGATCCGGGATTCGGTCCGGCAGCTGCTGATCGACAAGATTCAGAAGCTGGGGCTCGGGTCTGTCTTCCAGGTGCTGGAGGCGGAAATCCGCGGCCCTCACGGTTCGCTCATCATCTTCAAGGGCATGCAGAGCTACAACGCCGAGACGATCAAGTCGCTGGAGGCCTATGACGTGGCCTGGGTGGAGGAGGCGCAGACCCTCTCCGCCACGTCGCTGGAGCTGCTGCGCCCCACGATTCGCAAGCCCGGCTCGGAGCTGTGGTTCTCGTGGAACCCGCGGCATCGCACCGACGCTGTCGACATGTTCTTCCGCAAGAGCCCCCACCCCGAGGCGGTCTCGGTGCGCGTCAACTGGCGCGACAATCCGTGGTTCCCGGATGTGCTGCGCAAGGAGTTGGTGCACGACAAGGCGACCGATCCGGTGGCCGCCGAGCACGTTTGGGAAGGCGCGTACGGTGCTGTTGCCGGCGCGATCCTGGCAAGATGGGTCGACGCGGCAGAGAGGACGGGCCGCATCAACGACGGCGTCGCCTACGACCCCGTCGGCGCGCCGATCGAGATCAGCAGCGACATCGGCTTTCACGACACGGCGTCGTGGTGGTTCTGGCAGCGCCGGGTGGGCGGCTACTCTCTGCTCGATTACGATTGCGATAGCGGCCTCGACGCGGACGACTGGATCGTGCGGCTGCAGGAGCGGCTGACGCAGCGAGGCTGGACGAGGCTCGGCAAGATCTGGCTCCCTCACGATGCCAGGGTGCGGACCTTCCAGAGCAAGCACTCGACGATCGAACGGTTCCTGACAGCCTTCGGTCCTGGCAAGTGCGACATCGTCGAGCGGACATCGAAGTCAGATCGCATCAACGCCGCGCGCACGATCATCAGGCGCTGCGAGTTCCATGGCTCCAATTGCGAGGCCGGCCTCGATGGCCTGCGCGCCTGGGAGTACGAGTGGAACCCCGACACGCAGTCCTTCATGAAGGAGCCCAAGCACACCTGGGCCTCGCACCCGTCCGACGGCTTCTCGTATGGATGCCAGATCATGCAGGAGACGGCGGCCCCCGAGGCACCGCCGAAGGGCCGCACAGTCGAGACCCCGCGCGGCCCGGTGTTCGTGCCCGAGATCGAGGCCAGGTTCCCGACGATGGACGAGATGTGGGCGCAGCAGAAGCGCCCGAACAGCTGGAGAGTGTGATGATCTGGAGCCCCACGGGGCCTTCCGTCGCGGCAGGCCTCAGCCCGGCCAATGAGCAGTTCGTCCCAGCGCAGAGCGCCAACCTCGGTGGTGTCGCACGCATCGTTAATCTCGACGCGGCCCCGCAGTCCTTTTCGATCGGCGGGAGCACCGTGGACAACGTCACCCCCCAAGTGCGGCTGGCGATCGGGCAGGAAATCTACATCACATACGGACCAGGCGTCACACACATCTCGGCCAGCAACGCCAACGTGCACATCAATCCAGGCATCGCCCGTCCCTGATGGCTGACACCAGCGCCGCTCAGGTCGGCGTCACAAGCGAGCAGGATTTCGGCCCCGGCGAGGCCGGCGTCGCCGCCTGGTGGCACACCGAGATCAAGCTCGCCCGCAAGTTCCGCGAGCGCTGGTGGAAGCGGGTCAAGAAGATCGTCGAGCGCTATCGCGACGATCAGGGCAAGGACGAGCGAAGCGAGGATTTGCACACCGGGGTGCGCTTCAACGTGCTCTGGTCGAACACGCAGACGCTGCTGCCGGCGCTCTACGCCAAGCCGCCGAAGCCCGTCGTGGAGCGGCGCTACCTCAACCGGGACCCCGTCGGCCGCACGGCCAGCATGATCCTCGAGCGCGCGCTCAACTACAATCTGGAGGTCGGCTACTACCACGGCTCCACGCGCAAGAGCGTGCTCGACTACCTCCTCGCCGGCCAGGGCGTCGTGTGGCACCGCTACGAGCCGACCTACGACTACGCGCAGCCGGCGATCACGGAGACCAGGCCCGTGCAGCCCGTGCAGCCGCCGGCAATGGGGGGCGCAGCTCCTGCCATGGCTGGCATGTACCAGCCAGGAACGGCGGCTGCACCAGCTGCAGGGGTGGCACAGCCGCAGCAGTCCGCGGAGCCCGCCGGGAATCAAGCCGAGGGCGAAGCCTATCGGACAGTCGCTGCGGAGAAGGTGTGCACCGACTATGTGCACGTCGATGACTTCATCACCAACGCGGCGCGCACTTGCGATGAGCTGCGCTGGGTCGGTAAGCGGTCATATCTGACGCGCAAGCAGCTCATCGATCGCTTCGGCGAGAAGGGCAAGGCCGTTCCGCTCGACTACAAGCCAAAGGACCTGCCGGCGAGCAGCAAGCCCACCCAGAAGGACGAGGTCTTCGCCCGCGCCACAGTGTGGGAGTGCTGGAACAAGGCGGATCGCAAGGTCTACTTCGTGTCCGAGCATTACAATGAGGTCCTGGAGGTCGCCGACGACCCCCTCCATCTGGAGGCCTTCTGGCCGACGCCCGAGCCGCTGCTGGCCACGGTCGCTAATGATTCCATCGTGCCGGTGCCGGACTATGCCGAGTACCAGGGCCAGGCGCAGGAGCTCGACGAGCTCACCCAGCGCATTGCCGCGCTGACGAAGTGCATCAAGGTCGCCGGCGTCTACGACGCGAGCGTGCCGGCGCTGAAGCAGCTGCTCGACGAGGGGCAGGAGAACAAGCTCGTCCCTGTCGCCAAGTGGGCCGAGTTCAGCGAGAAGAAGGGCCTTGAGGGCTGTACCGACTTCCTGCCGATCAAGGAGATGGCAGAGGTCCTGATCCGGCTGCACGAGGCGCGCGCGCAGGTCAAGAACGACCTCTACGAGGTCACGGGCATCTCGGACATCGTGCGGGGCGCCTCGCAGGCGGGCGGCGCCAAGACGGCCACGGAGCAGCGCATCAAGGGCCAGTTCGCGTCGCTGCGCCTGCAGGATCGGCAGGCGGCGGTCGCCAGGTTCTGCCGCGACAGCCTGAGAATCCAGGCCGAGATCATGGCGGAGCACTTCGCGCCCGAGACGCTCTACCTGATGTCGGGATACGAGCAGTGGGGCCCTGAGCAGCACATTCAGACTGGCATGCCGCCACAGCAGGCCCAGCAGATGGCGATGCAGGTGTTCCAGGCCGCCATCAAGCTCCTGCGCAGCGACAAGCTGCGCGGCTTCCGCATCGAGATCGAGACGGATTCCACGATCGAGCCCGACGCGCAGATGGAGAAGCAGGCACGCGTGGAGTTCCTGGGCGCAATGGCACAATTCCTCCCGCAAGCCATCCAGGCGGCAACGCAGCAGCCGGCGCTCGCACCAGTGATGGGCAAGATGCTCATGTTCGGCGTGCGCGGCTTCCGCGTCGGCCGCGAGTTGGAGAGCAGCCTCGAGGAGACGATCGCTGCGCTGGAGAAGCTCGCGGCCAACCCGCAGGCGAAGCCCTCGCCCGAGGAGATGAAGCTGCAGACGGAGCAAATGAAGCAGCAGGGCGAGACGCAGCGTATGCAGATGGAGGCGCAGCATTCGCAGCAGGATGCCGCGATGAAGCAGCAGCAGGCCCAAGCCGATATGGCGCTCAAGCAGCGTGAGCATCAGCTCAAGATGGAGGAGATGGAGCGCAAGGCGCAGATGGATGCATTCCGCTATCAGGTCGACATAGCCAAGATGCAGGCCGAGCTGCAGCAGGCCCAGCAGCTGGCGATGATCCCGCGTCAGGCGCCGGCCGGGCAAGGGGTGCCAGCATGAGGACAACCTACGTCTACGACGCAGACCTCGACGCCGTCGTGCCCAAGCGCGGCCGCAACTACTTCGAGCCTGAACCGCGCGGGCCGCACATCATCTCGGACAGCCTGCCGGGCGGCGTGAACGGCATCGTGCATCCGGCCAACGGCCGCCGCTACGACAGCAAGAAGCGCTTCCGCGACGAGACCCGCGCCCGCGGCTGCACCGAGGTCGGCAACGAGAAGTGGCCGGCACGCAGGCCGCAGAAGCTACCAGACCCGCGACCGGCGATGAAACAGCTGGTCGACCATGTAACGCCGATGAGCCGCCACGAATACCGGCAGTTCTTCCGCGAACTATCGATGAAGGATTGACCTGATGGGCCCTGACGAAGAGATCGTCGATACGATTGCCACGTCCGAGATTGTAGAGGCGCCAGCTTCTGCACCAGCCGAGTCCGCCGCACCAGCAGCGGAGCCGGCCAAGCCCGTCTCGGTGCACGACAGTGTGCGCGCGGCATTCGACAAGCTGACGGACGGCGAAACACCCGCCGACAACAAGGCCGCCGAAACCGCGCCCAGGCAGCCACGCGACCCCGGCGGACGCTTCGCGGCCAAGCCGAAGAACGGCGACCCGGCCGCTGCCGCTGCTGCGGCACAGCCCAGGAGCGAGCCGAGGCCGACCGACAGCAAAGCGGCCCCAGCAGCCCCTGCCGCGCCGGCTGGTCCGCCGCCCGGCTGGTCCGTAACCTCCAAAGCCGCGTGGGACCAGCTCCCGCAGCACATTCGCGACGATATCGCCAAGCGTGAGGGCGAGGTTGCCCAGGGCCTCGCGGCGCTGCGCGACTTCAAGGACGTGAAGCCCTACGCCGAGATGGCGCAGAAATCGGGCACGACGCTCTCGGCCGCCCTGCAGCGCTATACGACGATGGAAGGCATGCTTCGACGCGATCCCGCGCAGGGGCTGATGGCCATCGCCCAGAGCGTCGGCCTCAGCCAGGCGCAGGCCGCCCAGCTCTTCGCCCAGCTCGCGACGCGGCTGGGTGCCCGCCCTACGAATGGCCTCCCATCGAACGGAGGCCAACCATCCACTAGCGGCTCGGATCAGAACGACCCGCTGGCGGAGGTGCTCGGCCCGATCCTCGAGCAGCGCCTCGGGCCGCTGGCGCAGAAGCTCGGCACGCTCGAAAGTCACCTGACGCAGCAGCAGCGCGCGGATCAGAACGCGCGGGCTGAATCGGTGGCTCAGGCAATCGAGAGGTTCGCAGCCAACCCGGCGCATCGCTATTTCCCGGAGCTGGAGGAGACCATCAGCCGTCTCTTCGAGAGCGGGATGGTGCAGCGCACGGCCGACGCCGTGGCGGACCTCAAGACGGCCTACGACATGGCTGCAAGGCTTCACCCCGAGGTGCACGAGACGCTTGTCAGCGAGCGGCTCAAGACCAGGGCGGATGAGGCCAAGGCCAAGGCGGCGGCGGCGCAAAGAGCTGCCGTGTCGCTCAACGGCCATCCGGCGGGAGGAGCCGCGGCTCCTCCCCGCACGGCTGCCGGCTTGAGCGCGCGCGACAGCGTGCGGGCCGTCTATCAGCAGCTTAGCGCCGGGGTCTGACCCCACAAACCGACAAGGAACAGAGACGATGCCCGCACCTGGCGTAAGCGAGGTTGCGACCATGACGATGCGCTCCCGCACTGGGGAGCTCGCCGACAGCGTCACGCGCAACAACGCCGTACTGACCCGGTTCAATGGCCGGGGCCGCATCCGCGAGTTCGTGGGTGGCGGCCGCACCATCATGGAGGAGATCGCCTACGCGAATAACGTGACCTACAAGCGGTATGCAGGTTACGAGCTCCTCAACATCTCACCGTCGAGCGTATTCACCGCGGCCGAGTATCCCATCCGGCAGGCGGCGGTGGCGGTGTCGATCAGCGGCCTGGAGATGCTGCAGAACAGCGGTGAGGAGCAGTCGATCGACCTGCTTGCCAGCCGCATCGAGAATGCGGAGGACACCTTCCGCAACGGCCTGTCGTTCGACATCTACTCCGACGGCAGCCTGCCCAACCAGATCGGCGGCTTGCAGGCAGCGATTCCCTTCGATCCGACGACAGGCGTCTATGGCACCATCGATCGGGGGCAGTGGGAGTTCTGGCGCAACCAGCGCTTCCGGGCAGTCACGGATGGCGGCGCGGCTCTCTCGCCTGCCAACGTGTACCAGTACATGACCCAGCTCTATGTGCGGTGCACGCGCGGCAACGACCGGCCGGACCTCATCGTCACCGACAACAATGGGTGGACGGTCTACAACCAGTCCCTCCATGCCATCCAGCGCATCACCAACACCGACAGTGACCTCGGCAAGTCGGGCTTCCTGAACCTCAAGTTCATGGACAGCGACGTGGTGCTCGATGGCGGCTTCCAGGGCACGACCCAGGACGCGACGCTGGCGGGCCTGCCGGTGGGTGGCGTGCCGGCCTCGGTGATGTGGTTCCTGAACAGCCGGTACAACAGCTGGCGGCCTCACCGGAACCGCAACATGGAGCCGCTCGACCCCGACCGCTTCTCGGTCAATCAGGACGCCATGGTCCGCCTCATCGGCTGGGCCGGCAACTTCACCAAGCGCGCCATGCTGTTCGACGGCGTGCTGACCAACACCTGAGGAGGGCTCGATGTACATCGAGGGTATCAACCCGCGGCGCGTGCTTACGGCTGCTGATCTGCCTCCGGCCGTCAATGCGGTGCAACCACTGCCCGATGCTGGCGGCGAGGCCCTCGCGCTCGGCACCATGGGACGCGACCAACTCAGCAATGAGTACATCCTGGTGCTGTCTGGCGCGGCGATCTCCGCAGAGGGCTTTCTCGGGTTCTGGGACGAGAACTTCACGTTCACCCTGATCAGCAGCGCCAACGATGTCGGCGGGGTGCCGCTGGCAGCCAATCGAGGGCTGCCGACAGCGGCGGGGCAGAGGTTCTGGGCACAGACCTATGGCATGGGTCTGGTCCAGGCTGCTGCAGCAGCAGCAGCCGACGCGCTGCTATTCACGTCAGCCACGCCTGGCGCCGTCGATGACGTATCGGCGACGTTTTTCCCCATTGAGGGGCTGGCGTTCATGGTGGCGGCAACGGGTGCTGGCGCGTTCAACGCGCGCCTGGCCAACCCGCGGACCGCGTACCTGGTAGGAGCCTGATCGGCATGCATCAGCAGACCAACGGCCAGGCGCCCTCTCTCTACGAGCGGGCGCCATGGCAGACCCAGGAAGCGCCGCAGTTCGTGCGCTTCTACACCCACGAGGATTACGATCGGGCCGCCTCGCAGCGCGAGGGTCGGCCCATCATCCGCGCCAAGCCCTACATCGAGTTCCCGCGCGCCGGCGAGATCGATGTCTTGCGGCGCGAGGCGACCGAAGGCGACAAGATGCGCTTTCCGGAGCAGTGGAAGGCCTATCAGGAGAGTCGCGAGGACGCTCCGGTCGGCACGCCGCTCTCCACGCTGTTCCCGGCGCATCCCGAGATCGTCTCGACCCTGCGTTTCTTCCGCTGCCATACCGTCGAGCAGCTCGCCGAGATGAGCGAGCACGGCGTGCAGAAGATCGGGCTCGGCGCCTTCGAGTGGCGGGCCAAGGCGCAGGAGCTGCTCAAGGCGGCCGAGGGCAGCAGGGGCTTCCACCAGCTGCAGCGGCAGCTTGAGGACCGCGACGCCACCATCGCCAAGCTGCAGCAGCAGATGGCGGCCATGGAGGCCAAGCTCAGCGAGCGGCCGCAGCAGCCTGCCCAGTCGACAGCGGACGTGCAGGCGCTAATCCGCGGCGAGGTGGCCGCGGCGATCGCGGCCGAGCGTGCGCAACCCACCGGGCAGGCAGCCCTCGGACTTGCGGCGCGCGGCAGCACCAACCCGCCGCAGCGCCCGCGCCAGGCGTCGGGCAGGCCGCCACAGATCCCGGAAGGGGGTGAGTGATGGCAACAACAACGGGGCTGATGGGGCTCGGCGTCCCGGCCGAGCAAGCGTTGCGCACAGGCATCGAGATTGTGCCTGTAACAACCTCGTCCACCGCTCAGGGCGCCGGCACCGGCGTGCTTACCGGCAAGGGCAATAAGCTCGTTCTTGCGACCGCTCACGCCGGCGATGGCGCAGTGACACTGCCAGCGCAGGCCGACCTCGGCGACGAGGTCGAGATCCACAACGTCTCAGCCGCCAACTCTGCCGACGTGTACCCGGCAGCTGGACAGACGATCAACCAGCTGACCAACGTGCAAGGCGTGGCGGTCGCTGCGGGCGCGTCTCTCCGCTGCACCAAGGTGTCGGCCATCAACTGGCGCGCGCGCCCTGCAGCGGCCGTAGCGGCCACCTGAGCCTTGGCCACCTACCTGGAGATCGTCCAGCTCGCGGCGGACGAGCTCGGCCTGGCCCGGCCGGCAACGGTTGTCGGGCAGGACGCCCAGACGCGGCAGCTCACCGCGCTCGTCAATCGCGACGGCCGGCAGCTCGTGCTCGACCATCCCTGGACCGAGCTGCAGGTCGAGTACGTGATCGAGTTCGGCGCGCCCGTTTCCCTCACGGGCGACACGATCGCCGGCTCGCGTGTCGTCGCCAACATCGATACGACAGGGCTGGCGGCCAATTACTTCGTCGTCAACGGCCAAGGCATCCAGATCAGCTGCCGGATCGCCTCGATCGACAGCCCGACACAGCTGACGCTGACGGAGAGCTGCGATGCAACGCAGCTGGCCAATCCGCTCACCTTCACGCGCGACACCTTCGACATGCCGGTCGACTTCGACCGCTTCATCGATCAGACCAAGTGGGACCGGCGCTTTCAGTGGGCGCTGATCGGCCCGACCTCGCCGCAGCTCGATCAGTGGATGCGGTCCGGCATCGTGCCGACCTCGCCGCGACGGCATTGGCGCCAGGTCGGCAAGCTGCCCACGGCGTTCCGCGTCTTCCCACCGCCGACAGAGTCAGGCGAGCATCCGGGCACGCTCGTGTGGGAGTACATATCCCGCAACTGGGTGCGAGACGGTGCCACCGGCGCCTACAAGGACCGCCTGGAGGCCAACACCGACGTGCCGCTGTTCCTCGAGGACATGATGGTGCTCGGCGTCAAGTGGCGCATGTGGCAGATCAAGGGCTTCGACTACGCGGCGCTGCAGGCTGAGTACATCGACTACGTCAATGCGCGCAGGGCGCATGACGGCGGCATGCCGGTACTTGGCCTCGCCCGGCGGACCTATCCCTATCTGCTGTCGCCGACGCAGGTCCAGGACGGCAACTTTCCCGGAGCGCCGTAGTCGTGCGCCACACCGCGCTGCTGCGTCGTCCGATCCAGACCAAGGGCTTCGGCGTCGTCGCCCGCGGTGCCTCGCTGCCGGCGCCCGTCGAGGGCTGGGACGCGCTCTCCCCGCTCTCCGCCATGCCGCCGCAGCGGGCCGTGGCGCTCGACAACATGTTCCCGCAGCCCGGTTACATCGAGCTGCGGCGCGGGCACGACGAGCATTCCGACACGGGCAGCGGCGAGCCCGTTGAGAGCCTGATGGCCTATCACGGCGCCGGCACCGGCCAGCTCAAGGCAGCCGCCAACGGGGTTATCTGGGATGTGACGGCAGCCACAGCTGCCGTATCGGAGATCACGGGCCTCACCAGCGATCGCTGGCAGCACGTCAACTTCACGACCATCGACGGCCTCAACTTCCTCTGGATCTGCAACGGCACCGACGACAGCCGGCGCTGGGACGGCGCGACGTGGACGACCAATGTCATCTCGGGCGGGATCACCGGCAGCGATGCCGTGCATGTCGCCGTGTTCAAGGCCCGGCTCTGGCTCGTCGTCAACGGCTCGCTCAACCCGTGGTATCTGGGCGTGGGCGCGGTTCAGGGGCCGGCGACCGAGTTCCCGCTGCAGGGCGTGTTCCGCCAGGGTGGCACTCTGCAGGCGATCGGCACCTGGTCGCTCGACGCTGGAGCCGGGCCGGATGACATCATCGCATTCGTGTCCAGCCGCGGCGAGGTGGCGGTCTACTCGGGCATCGATCCGGCCGCGGACTTCGTGCTCAAGGGCGTCTACCAGGTAGGCCCGCCAATCGGGCGCCGCTGCCTCACGCAGGTCGGCGGCGACCTCATGCTGATCAGCATCGACGGGGTGCTGCCGCTGTCTCAAGCGCTCGTCGTGGAGCGTGGCGTGCAACAGGGGGTGAGCATCACCCGGCTGATCCAGCCGGTCATGAACCAGTCGGCACGCGACTGGGGCGCCAACTTCGGCTGGCAGCTCATGTCCTACCCGCGGGGCACGCGCGCCATCCTCAACGTGCCGGTGCAAGAAAACAATAATCAGCGCCAGTACGTGATGAACACGGTGACAGGCGCCTGGTGCCGGTTCATCGGCCAGGAGGCCAACTGCTGGGAGACCTTCAATGACCGCCTGTTCTTCGGCGGCAACGACGGCGTGGCCTACGAGGCTGATATCGGCGGCCACGACAATGGAGCGGCCATCGAGTGGGACCTGCGTACCGCGTTCAATTACTTCCGCGCCCGCGGCCGCCTGAAGCGCTGGACCATGTGCCGGCCGCTGCTGTTGACGGACGGACAGGTGACGCCCGGCCTTGCCATCAACACCGATTTCGGCGTGGACGCTCCGATCTCAGTCCCGGCCAACGTCGAGTCGCCCGCGGCGCAGTGGGACGTCGCGGTCTGGGACGTCGACATGTGGCCGCTGGAGAGCCGCGTCGTCGCCGATTGGCAGACGGTGATGGGGATCGGCTATTGCGCGTCGGTGCGCATGGCCGGCAGCCTCATGAGCGACGCCGAGGCCATCCTGCAGGTCAACGGGTTTGATCTGCTGATGGAAGACGGGGCGATGGTCTGATGGCGGAGATCAACCGCAACGTCTGGGACCGCGCGTCGAATTCCTGGCGGCGGCTTGTCGACAGCGCGTCGATCTCCTGGAGCACGCCCTCGCCGGGTGTGGCCTCGGCTAGCGTCATCCCGCCCGCGACGCCGTTCAACGTCCAGGTCTTTACGGCCTCGGCCACCTACACGCCGAGCGCCGGCATGCGCTTCTGCCGCATCCGGGTTCAGGCGCCTGGCGGCGGCTCGGGCGGTGCGGATGGCGCCGGCGCTGAAGGCTCAGGCGTGGCGAGCGGTGGCGGCGGTGCGGGTGAGTATGCCGAGGGGTTCTTCACGGCAGCCTCGATTGGCGCCAGCCAGACGGTTACCATCGGCGCAAGAGGCGCCGCCGGCAGCACCACGGGCGGCAATGGCGGCACAGGTGGCACCACGAGCGTCGGATCGTTGATCACGGCCATTGGCGGCAGCGGTGGTACGGGCACCGGGTCAAACAGCACTGATCCAGGCCCCCGTGCCGGTGGTGCCGGTGGTGCCGGTGGAACGGGCGGTACGCTGCGCATCCCTGGGCAGGCTGGCGAGTCCAGCGATATCGTGACCGATGAGGCAACGTTTGCGTTGCTGAAGCGCGGCAAGGGCGGCGACTCCTTCCTCGGCCGGGGCGTGCCGCCTGGGCCGTTCGACAACGGGACGCCAATCGCTGCAAGTGCAGGTCCGAACTATGGAGCAGGCGCAACGGGCGCCTACGCAAGCAGCGACGTCGGCGTGGCCGGCGCTCTGGGTGGCGCCGGCATCGTGGTCATCGAAGAGTTCTTCTGACGCCGTGCCGCTGCTCACCGGCCATGACCAAGCCGTCGCCACCTGGGTCGCCGCGCACCTCGGCATCCCGATCGCGCCGCCCTACGTGGCGCTCGGCGTCATCGATGCCAGCGGCACGCTGATCGGGGGCGCCGTGTTCCATGGGCACTGCGGTGCCAGCATCGACGTGACGATCTACGGCCCGGGCGCCCTGACGCGAGGCGCGCTGCGGGCCACGTGCCAATACGTGTTCGGCCAGCTCAGATGCGAGCGGCTCGGCGCATTCTGCAGGCGCACGAATGTACCGACGCGCAAACTGGTGGAGCGGCTGGGCTTCCGCCTCGAGGGCGTGGCGCGCAGCTACTGGGAAGAGGGACGGGCAGGTGACGCGATGATCTACGGTATGCTGAAAGCGGAGTGCCGCTGGCTATGAACGCTCCCAAGCCGCCCGACCCGGTGAAGACTGCGCAGGCCCAGGCGGACATGAACACTCAGACCGCCACCACGCAGTTCCAGTTGGGCGCGACCAACCAGCAGACGCCATACGGCTCGCTCACCTATAACCAGATCGGCACCTGGGACGACGGCACGCCGCGCTTTGAAGCCACCACGGCGTTCTCGCCGGAGCAGCAGCAGCTCTACGACCAGCTGGTGTCATCCCAGAGCCAGTTCGGCAACATCGCCGGCAACCTGCTCGGCAACGTCAGCCAGTCCCTGTCGACGCCCTGGGACGCCAACGCGGGGGCGGCAACCCACATCACGGACATGCAGCGCACGTTCATGGATCCCGAGTGGGAGAGTCGTGAGCAGGGCCTCACCGCGCAGCTCGCCGCGCGGGGTCTGACCCCCGGCGGCGAGGCCTGGGACGAGCGCATGGGCGACCTCTTCGATGCGCGCGGTGACGCCTACAACCAGATGTACCTCGATAGTTACCGTACGGCGATGGACGCGAGCCTGCGCGAGCGCACGCAGCCGCTGACCGAGCTCACCAGCATGCTGAGCCTCACGCAGCCCCAGATCGGGTCGTTCCAGACGACACCGCAGCCCGGCGTTGCGCCCGTCGACTACTCGGGCCTGGTGCAGAGCAATTACGCTGCCGAGAACGCCAACCATCAGGCCATGATGGCCGGCCTGTTCTCGATCCCAACGGCGATTGCGGGCGGCTGGGCGCGGGGTGGGATGCCGATGCCATCGGACCGCCGCCTCAAGACGGACGTGGAGCGCATCGGCGCCGACCCGCGCGGCTTCGGTGTCTATGCCTACCGCTATCTGTGGGATGCGCCCGGCACCCAGCGCGTGGGCGTCATGGCCGACGAGGTGGCGCCGATCGCGCCCGAGGCCGTTCTCATGCACCCGGCCGGCTGGCTCATGGTCGACTACGGAGCGCTGTAGGTGGTCACGACCGTCGATCCCCTGTCCTTCGCCGAGAGCGGCAGCTACCTCACCACGCCGGCCAACATTGCCAGCCGGCGCCGGCTCTTCGAGTCGATGCTGCAGCAGGGCATGGACTCTTCGCCGATCCGGCACTGGTCGCAAGGGTTGGGGCGCCTCACGCAGGCGATGGTGGGCGGCTACGGAGCCTACCAGGCCGACCAGGATGAGCGCTCCCAGCAGCAGCGCACAGGGCGGCTGCTGGCCGACGCGCTGGCACCGGAGGGGCCGCCATCGACGACCGGACCGCCCTCGACGACGGGCGGCGGGCCACCCTCGACGACGCGCACAGGAGGGCCGCCCGGCTCGCCAGGCCTTCCAGACCTCACGAGCTGGATCATCGGCCGGGAGGGTGGGTTCCGGGGGTCGCCGTTCGACGACATGGGCCGCAGCTCGATCGGCTACGGCACACGCGCACAGCCGGGCGACACCACTATCACCGAGGCAGAAGGGCGCCGTCGCCTCGATGCGGCGCTCGCGGCTGCCGGTACCCAGATCGACCGCCAGTTCCCCGGACTCACGCCACACCAGCGGGCCGCGCTGATCGACCTCACCTACAACGCCGGTCCCGGCTGGATGACGGCGGGCCTCGGGCAGGCCGTGCGCGCCGGCCAGTGGGAGCGGGCGCAAGAGCTGTTCCGCCAGTACGTCAATGCCGGTCGGCCTGGTGAGCCACGGTCACCGCTCGGCGGCCTCGTCTCGCGCCGCGAGGCGCTCGCCCCATGGCTGCTTCCGACCTCGCCCATGCAGTCGGGCGCCGTCACGGCGCCGCCGCCGCAGGCCCTGCCGGGCATGCCGGGCGCGCCGGAGACGCCGCCGGGCATGCCGCTCTCGACGATGGTTCCGCCGTCGCTGGGGGCAACGGTTCCGCCCGGCTTTACATACACGCCGACTGTGCCGCCGACGCCAGGTGGCCGCTGGACTCCCGGGACACCCATCGGTCCGCATTTGCGTTTCGGCGGGGTGCCTGGGTCAGCGCCGCCAACAGGCGGCGGTCCAGGAGGGCGGGGAACGCGCGAGAGCCCCCTCACCGAGGCCGAGATGCAGGCATTGCCGGAGGATCAGCGCTTCGGGCGATACTTCAACAGCGGTGGCCGGGTGTTGCTCTACTCCCGTGAGGGGCTGATCCCTGCGGATCAGTTGTTCGCCGGTGGGCAGCCTCCGCCAGGCGGACCGCCTGGCTTCAGGCAGGGCGGGCCCGATGGCGTGGCAGACGTGCCGCCGCCTGCACCCGTCAATCCGCTGCAGGGCGGCTTCCCCGGCCTCATGGGCGGAGGTGGCGGCAGTGGCGCCCAGCAGCCTGTGCCGCTGACGCCGCCCGTCGGGCCGCCTCCGGGGCCGCCTCCGGGCGGTCAACGGCCGCCGATGCTGCCGCCCGGCGTGGGCATGGGCGCACCGCCGCCCGGCGCGCCTGCTCCCACGGGACAAGGCGGCCCGTTCGCCATGGCCGGGCTGCCGTCGCTGGCGCCGCCGTCGCCGCCTCCCGGGGCGCCGTCCACCCCGCCGCCAGTGGCACCGCCGCCGGGCACACAGACCGGCATCCCAGGCATCAACAGCCCGGCGCTGCGCCGGCTGCTCATGTCGGGCGACCCGCAGGCGGTGCAATTTGCGCTGCAGATGTACCGTGCGCTCGCCTCGCGGCAGCCGACCGCCGACTACGACTTCCAGGTGGTCGGCGGGCAGCTCTACCGCATCAACAAGCGCACGGGGCAGGCGGAGCCCGTCAGCGGCGCCGGTGGCCCGCAAGGCCGCGCGCAGAACATCATTGGCGGGCTCAACGAGCTTGCGTCGCTCCCGAGCCGGTATCCCCGTTCGTTCGAAGGCGCCACTGGCCCGATCATTGGCGACCCCAGCTCGACCATTGGCGGAATTGGCCGCAGCCTGCAGGCGATGGGCGCCCGCACTGGCCCGATCGCTGGAGAGATTCGTCGCGCGATCGAGGGTTCTGTCGAGGCGCTTGCCCAGACCATCAAGCCACTGATCCGCGCGCCCGGTGAAGGCACATGGTCGGATGCCGACCAGGCGCGGCTCAATGCGCTCCTTGGCAACCTGGCTCAAGCCAACGACGTGGCCAGCTTCAACCGCGAGCTTCAGAACGTCCGTCAGCGCCTCATGGCCAACTTCGGCATACAGCTGCCGGAGATCACCTTCCCTGGCGCTCAGGGTGGCGGAGGTGGGCAGCCTGGGGGCGGCCAGCAGCCACCCCCGAGCGGCTGGGGCGCGGTCACCCGCGAATGACCAAGTATTCCGTGACCGGGCCTGACGGAGCCCGGTACAGCATCGAGGGGCCGGAAGGTATGTCCGATGCCCAGGTCATCACCGAGATCCAGCGGCAGCTGGGCGGCGGCCAGCCGGCACCGGAGCCGCCGCCTCAGTCGTGGGGCGAGTATGCCGGCGGCCTCGCCCGCCAGGCCGCGCAGGGCCTCACATTCGGCTTCGCGGATGAGGCCGAGGCCGGGCTGCGCTCGCTCGGGGACGCCGACTACGACACGACGGTCGCGGATATCCGACGGCAGAACGAGGCGTTCGCCGGGGCCAATCCCATCGCCTCCACCGTCGCCCACATCGCTGGCGGCGTGCCGCTGTTCGTCGGACCGGGTGGCGCCGCAACGGGCCTGGCGCGTGCTGCGCAGTGGGCCAACCAGGGCGGCATGCTCGCCAGGATGGGGCGAGGCGCCGTGCTGGGTTCCGGCACCGGGGCCGTGTCGGGCTTCGGCGCCGGCGAAGGCGACATCCGCACGCCGGAAGGGCTTGGGAGCCGGGCGCAGTCGGCGCAGATGGGCGGCCTGTTCGGCGCCGGCATCGGCGCAGCCGCCCCGCCGGTGCTCAGCGCCGTCGGGGCTGGCGTCAGGTCGATCGGCGGCATGGTCTCGCCCCTGACGCGGTCACTCAGAACGCCCAGCGAGCCGCCGCTGCCGTTCAGCACGTTCGACAGGCCGCCTGGGTCGCCGCCAATCGAGGGCGCGCGCTTCATCAACGACATGGCGCCCGGCGAGGTTGCCAACGCGCAGACGCGGGCGCTGGGCGCCATCCGCGACGCGCTGGTGCGGGAAGGCAGGACGCCGGCCCAGATCGAGGCGCAGCTCGATGAGTTCGCGACATGGGCCTCGCGCTTCAACACGTCCAGCTACGGCCAGGACGTCGTGACGGCGGCCGACCTCAGCCCCGGACTGCAGCGCCTCTTGGGCTCGCTGGCGCGGCAGTCTCCGGAGGCCGCACGCGATGTCGCGACCTTCCTGCAGGCGCGGCAGACCGGCATCACGCCGCAGGGTGCTGACGCCATCCGTCTGGGTCAGCGGGGCATCCCGACCCGCCAGCGGTTCGCCGAGCCCGTAACAGGGCAGCAGGCGGCGGATGAGTTCGGCTCCACTTTCCAGCGCGCGCCAGGCGGCGATCTGCGCACCGGGCAGGGCAACGTGCAGCCCATGGGGCATTGGGCGCGCTCCATGGACTTCCTGAAGCGCGCGTTCGGCATCAAGGACTCCGACTTCCACGGGCATGCAGCAAACCCCGGCCGGACCGTGGAGCAGATCGCGCAATCCATGAAGGAGGGGGCGAGACGCAGCTACGGCGACACGTACAGGATGGGCGAGCGCGTAGACCTGACGCCGACCATTGAGCCCGTCGTTCAGCGATGGGCGCAGCTGGCGGAGACGGCGCAGCCGCCCCTGGCCGGCGCCCTGCGGCGGGCGGTGCGGCTGTTCCGGCGCCCCGACGGCAGCGTGGTGCGCGACATCAAGAATTTCGACCTCTACGGCAAGCAGTACCTCGACGATGAGATCGGCAAGGCTTTCCGCGCGGGCGACAACGCGATTGGTCGGGAGCTGACGACGTTCCGCGACGAGATCATCGGCGCACTCGACAACGCCACCGACGCCCGCACGCGCGTCATCGCGCGGCTCTACGCGAGGGCGCGCGGTGAGTACTCCGACCGTATGCGGGTACAGGGGATCGTCGAACGCTTTCGCGATGAGTCATTCGGGGGCGACCCGCGTTCGCTGCTGCAGTTCTACGACACACTTTCGCGCGAGGAGCAGAAGCTGGCGCGGCTTGGCGTGCAGTGGGCGGTGGAGAAGGCCACCGGCCGCACCGGAGAGGCACGCCAGATACTGGGTCTGTTCCGCACCCCCGAGGCCGACCAGCTGCTGCGCGGCATCATCCAGCGCTCCTCTGGCTCCGGTGAATTTGCGAACCGGCCCGAACGCTTCGGGCGTGCCATCGACGTGGAGGGCCTGTTCCCTGAGACGCGGCAGGTGGCGCGTGGCGGCTCGCAGACGGCGGAGCGCGTCCAGGACGACTTGATGCAGGTCGCGCTTGACGCGTCGCAGAACGTGCAGACCTTGATGTCCGTCCTGCGCGGCAACCAGTCGCTCTATCAACTTGTCGAGCGAGCGTTCGCGCTGGTGTGGGATCGCGCATTTGGCGTCGGCGCCGATGCGGCCCGTGAGGCGACACGTATGCTGCTCACCGCCAACCCCGCGGAGCGCGCAGCGATGCTCCAGCAGGTTGCCGCCATTATGCCGGCCAATCGCATGGCGCAGTTCAGCGAGCTGACGCGTCGCTTGGCGGGCTCTGTCGGCGGCGCTTCTGCCAGCGCAGTGGGCGCCGCGGCCGGGGCGCCACAGGGAGGAGCGACGTTCCTATGACGCCGGAGCAGGAGGCAAGGCGCGCGCGGCTGCTGGCGATGCTGGCGGGGCCGCCTCCGCCGGCGCCGTCGTCCATGACGCTCCCGGGGTTCGAGGCGATGCCCGCTACCGAGACACCGGACGGGCGCTTCGTGGTCGGCGGCACGCCGGAGCCTGACATCCGCATGGGCGGTGCGGCACTGATGCCGCAGACGCCTGATGAGGAGCAGGCCATCCGCAGCGACCTGGACCAGCCGGGGCTGGGCCTGCTGCTGGCACTGAGCGGCTTGCCGACGCTGCGCGATGCAGGCAGTAACCTGCATACTGCGGTCGAGCAGGGCGATCCGGTGCGCGGGGCTGCAGCGGTTGGCGAGGCGGGCCTGCTGGCGCTGCCACTCACCCGGCTGGGACGAGCAATGTTCTCGACGCTGCCGCGGGGGATCGGCACCGGTCTCGGCACCGCCCTGGTGACCGAGACGGCTGCGGGCCGCGGGCCGCTGGGGGCAGGCGAGGCCGAGGCGCAAACGAAGACGAAGGGTGGCCGCGAGCCGCCGAGCGAGCCCGTCAGGAGGCTCCAGCAGCAGCTGAAGGACGCTGGATTCTACAGCGGCGAGATCGACGGCATCATGGGCGAGGGGACGAAGGCGGCCAAAGCCGCGTTCGACGCCGCCGAGACCCGCAAGGGCGCCGCCGACACGGAGCGCCTGAAGGCTCAGGCGGAGGCGAAGAAGGCCGAGGCCGAGGCCAAGGAAGCGGAGACAAGAGCCGCCGAGAGCGCCGGCAAGGCGAAGACCAGGGAGGAGGGCGACCGGCGACTGAGAGAGATGGAGGGGGACTGGACGACGCAGGCGCTCAACTGGGGCTCGACGCTCGCCCCGTGGCTGGGTGCCGGCCTTGGCGGAGTCCTGGGCCATCGCCTGCAGGGGGCTTTGCACAGGCGCGCCAGGGGGGTGTCCCAGGCTGCTGCGGATCGAGCCGACGCCCTGATGGCGGCCCCAATGGGCAACACCAACGTCGCGGGGCGTGTCGGCCGCGTCAACCAGTACTGGTCAGAGGGCCACCCGAGCCGGGCCGAGCCGTTCCGGCTTGCACCGCGGGCAACCGGCCGCCATCCATACGCAGTCAACGCCGCTGGTGACGTCCCAACGGCTGGGCAGCTCTATCAGTCGGACCCGTCGGCGCTGGGGCGGGTGGCACAGGCCGCACCGCTGGCGGCCATCGGCGGCGCAGAGGCCGGAGTCGCCCACTACGGCCTCGTCGAGCCCGCCAGGACCGAGCTGGCAGCGGCACAGAAGGCCTTGGACGAGGACCGAAGCGAGGCGAACATCCAGCGCCTGCAGCGGGCGCGGACGATGCTGGCAGTGGCCACGCTGACGGAGCGGCTTGGTCTGGGGGTGGCGCTAGGCGCGGCCGGCACCGAAGCGTGGGACTCGAGAACGGGAGCCCCAATGCCGCGTCCGGGATCGCTGCCTCAGGCCGAGAGAGAGCGCGGCCTATTGGCGGCGCTCCTGGGTCGGCCGGCCCCGAAGAGCAGGCGCCGCCGGACGCCATGAAGAAGCGCTAGAGGCTCAGCAGCTTTCCGAGCAGCAACGGCGACACGGCGGCCGCTATGAGGACGGCGTAGAGCTTGGCGTGCCAGCGGCGCTCAGCGGCCTTGATCTGCTGAAACTCGATCTCGCGCGCTGCCTGCCATGCCTCGGCAGCGGCCATCTGACGGGCCAGAACGGCGCGGCGAATGACGTTGTGGTGGTAACGGATCATCGTGCGCCTACTGTTGAGTTGGCAATTGCCGACGCGACCACAGCGATACACCAAACAGCTGAGATGACGCCAAGCGGCCAAGCGAAAGCGAACAGCCCCACTGTCACGACGATCATGCCGCCGATGATCGCGAGTAGCATGAGAAACGCACCAAATCTGCCCATGTCAACCTCCCCAATATTCCGCCTACGCTACCCGCTCCGCCAACTTCACACAAGCTGAACAAATCAAGCCCGGTCGCATCCGTGACCCACGCGCCACAGAGGAGAATGTGCCATTCCGTATAATGGCTCAGGCACCTATACCGTGCCCAACTCATTCACCCCCGCCACGACGATCCTCTCGTCGGCCGTGAATGCGAATTTCACCGACATCGCGACCGCGCTGTCGTCGGTGCTCACGCGCGACAACCAGGCCCCGATGACGGCGCCGCTGCGGCTGGCCGACGGCAGTCAGCCGTTGCCGGGCCTGCAGTTCGCCAACGACACCAACACGGGCTTGCGCCGCTCCGGCGCCGATGAGATGCGCTGGGTCGCGGGCGGCAACGACGCCATGTACGTCGATGCCGACGGCAAGATGTGGCAGCTGGGTGCACTCGACGTGGCCGGTGCCGTCAACCTGCAGGCGGCGCTGGCAGCGCTGACGGCGGTGCTGGCGGCGGCCGCTACGCCCCTCACGCTCAGGCGCACGGAGAACGACACCACCGAGCGGGAGGCCGAGACTATCCAGTCCGGCTCCGGCGCCGGCGCCAAGTACTCAAGGCGCATCGTCGGCACGGGGGCGAACGCAATCAACCTGGTCCGTGAGTACCTCGGCTCGACGCAGATCACAGAGGTCGGAGACACCTTCTCCAAGCTGTTCGTGCAGCTTGTTATCGGCCTGAACTCGCGGATCGTGCTGCACCCGGACGGATACACTGACCTTGCGGAGATCGCCACTCCGGCCAATCCGGCGGCGAATGTGGCGCGGGTATATGTGAGAGACACTGATGGCGTGACCGAGCTGGCGTGGCGGGACAGCGCCGGGTTCGTGAGCGTGCTGCGCAACGCTGATCAAGGTGACATGCAGGAGACGGGTGACCGCTCGGTGACTGCCAACGTGCAGCACTTCCACCCGGGGCATCCGAAGGCGTGGGGGGCTGTGGATGGCGGCGCCGGCACACTACTGGCTGGCTACGGAGTGGCTAGTGTGTCGCGAACCGCGACGGGCAATTTCCTCATTACACTGGAGGAGGCGATGTCAGGAGACTACGCAGTGATCGCCACCGCTCAGCAGGGTGATTTCACTATCCGTGCTGCCCAGTATGAGTTCATCAATTCCACACAATTCCGCATCCGCACTGTTGCTGGCAATAGCACAGCGGTCAATTTGAGCTTCTCATTTGAGGTTAAGGGGACGCTTGCTTGATTCAGGCCTTGCTTGATTCAGGCAGCGGCTAGTAGCACGCTCAAGCAAGCTCGGGAGGCTACCTTGCTCCTTCGGAAACGCGGCGATGTAATCGGCCCGCGCCCCAAATGGCTGGTGGAAGTCGTCGACCCCAATGGGGTGACCAAAGAAGTCGCAGGTCGCATAGCCAACCGCGTCGAGCTGCCCGAAATAGTCGGTGGCGGTATAGCCTGCGAAGCGTCCAGCGTCGTGTCCGCCCCACTCGCAGATGACGACGGGGCGCTGCTTGTCCAGCAGCCGCAGCCCACCCCTGATCGCATGGTACTCCCCGCTTTCCAGGTCGAGCTTGACGAACCGGATTGGCCGGTCGGCATAGCTGTCCAGGGTTGTGCACCGCACCGTGATCGTCTCGGCTCGTGCGAGTTCCCCGCGCGCAAATGCGCTCGACAGGCCTGGGTCGGACGGAACGCTGTAGAAGATGGTCGACCCATCCCTGTCCGTCAGCGCGGCTTCGATGATTTCGACTTGGGGGAGCCTGGGGCGTCCCTTGGTCAATCTGACCCAAGCGGATGGCGAGACCTTCTTGCGCAGCTTGGCGCAGATGTGCGGCAACGGCTCGAAGGCATAAACCTTGCCGTTGCGGCCCACGCGGTAGGCCATTGGAATCGTGTGCAGCCCGCTGTGGGCGCCGCCATCGACGGCCTCCGCGCCTGGGGACAGGATTTCGGTGTAAAGCGCCTCGATGATGCGCTCGTAGGCCCCGTGCAATGCTGCGAGCCGATTAGCCAGCGTCGGCGCAATCTCCATAGCCAATGACCTTCGACCCGCGCTGGAAAAACCCGCAGGGCCGAACCCAACCACACCCGCCCCATCCTCCGCAACCTGAACAGACGGAGAATATCCATGCCTAGTGGCGCCAGCGCCGCACCGTGGCTCGACCTGGCCGTCGCCGAGCTCGGCACCAAGGAGGCGCCGGGGGCGGCCAACAACCCGGTCGTGGTCGCCTACTACCGCGATGCGGGACACCCGGAGGTCACCTCCGATGACGTGGCCTGGTGCGCCGGGTTCGTGGGCGCCATGCTCGCCCGCGCGGGGCTGCCGCTGCCGCCGCGCGATACGAGCCTGCTGGCGCGGTCCTACCTCAGCTGGGGCGTGGCGTGCGAGCCGCAGCCGGGGGCGATCGGCGTGTGGCCGCGCGGGGTGGCGTGGCAGGGGCATGTCGGCATCGTGGTGGATGTGGACGCTCGTGCCGGGACGTGCCGTCTCATCGGCGGCAACCAGGGCGACGCAGTGAGCGTCGGTGTCTACCGGCTCAACGAGGCGCTGGCCTTCCGCTGGCCGGTGTCGGCGACGGTCGGCGCACTGCGCCGCGCGGGCTCTACCGAGATCCGTGCGGCCGACAAGATCGAGGCGGCCGGCGTTCTCGGCACCGTGGCGGCTGTAGGCACCGTGGCGGCCGTCGAGGCGGTCAAGACGCCGGCGCCCGAGGTCATCGCCACCAAGGTGCCGCCGGCGCCCGTTATCGACCCGGACATCGTGCCGGCGCTCGACCAGCTGACCTCGGTGGTCAAGGCGATCGGCGGCCTCATCGCGGCGCATCCCTGGCTGGGCGGATGCGTTGCGGCGTGCCTCCTGCTGCTGTGGCTGGCGCGGCGGATCAAGGCGCGGCGCGTGGCCAGGGCCGCGGGCGGGGCACCGCTCAGTGTGGAGGTGATGCCGTGAGGTACCTGCGCCGCGTGGCGATGTGGCTGGTCTGGCATGGGCCCAGATGGATGGCGCCGGCGGCACCGTGGCTCATGCGGTTCGCGCTCAACGCCAAGCGTATGGAGCGTGTGCGATGAAGGGGTTGGCCTGGTGGCCGGTCACGCTGATCCTGCTCGCGGCGCCGTTCGGCGTGTGGGGCTGGGGCTGGTTGGACAAGCAGCGCGTCCTCGCCGTGCATGCTCGCCAGCTCGCCGAGCTCGGCAAGGGCGCAGCCAAGGAGCGCGATCAGTTCTACGCGCTGGGCAAGCGCGACGGCGCCGCCCTGATCCGCGACGCGGAGCGCACCGAGCTGGAGGCCACCAAGGCCGAGCTCGAGCGCATGGAGGCCGAGCTGGAGGCGGAGCGGGCCAAGGCCGCCGAGCTGGAGGCCAAGACGGCCGAGGCGCCGCCGGCTGGCAAGGCGGCGGCCGCGCCCACGCCGGATATCGTCGAGCTGTGCCGCAAGAGTGCATCTTGCAGGGAGAGGAGGGGACTCAAGTGACCCGCATCGTCATTGTCGGCACCATCATCGCGCTGGCCGCCTGCGCCACGCACACCGAGGAGGCGCCGCCCAAGGCGCCCGTTGCGCCCGTCGTGGTGGACAGCTTCTGCGCCACAGCCAAGAAGCGGGCGTGGTCGGTGAAGGATTCGCCTGAGACCATCAAGGAGGCGCTGGCCTGGAACCGGGCGGTCGATCGGCGGTGCCCGCCGGCGAAGACTGCGAAGAAGGGTTGACTCTCCCCTTCAATCTTCCTTCCTCGCAAGCTCGATGACGCGGCGTATGCGCTCGCTCGCCAGCTTGGAGAGCGCCGGCTTGCCCGGCGACCATTCCACCGTCAAGCGCTCAATCAACGTCGGCTCGGCGCCCTCAAAAACCACATACCACACCTCATAGTCGGAGATGCGGACAGCGACGCGACGGGTTGCCTTCTCTGTCATCCTGACTCTCCTACTCCTTGCTTTCGATCTTGCGCAGCAGCGCCCGCAACGCAGGCCGGCTGATGCGCACGGCGTCTCCATCATCCTTGATCGACATGTCGCCGCAACACATGCCGGCTATCCTGCGGTCGAGCACCTGCCGCGCTGAGCGGACGATATGGCGCTCGAACTCCTGCATGGCGGGGGTCGGCTTCATCGGACGCTCCTATTCCTTCTCCGGCTCTAGCGCGTCCGCCGCGATAGCGAACACACGACGCGAGTAGTTGTCCTGCTCGATGGGGAGGAGGTCGCGGATCTCAGTCAGCGCGGCTTCAAGCTCATCGATGCGCCCAGCCGCCCGGCACGTAACGCAGTGGTGTGAGACCACCGGCCGGGATGCTGTGCCAGCGCCGTCGGCATAGCACCCGCAGCGCTGGTCGCTGCGCAGCTCGTCAACGAGGGTCACGACGCGTCTCCTTCTCCTAGCTGCCGGCTTTGTTTGCCACTGCGGCCGTAACCCATTGACGCCGCGTGATGCGATCCGCAGTGCGAAATCTGGCTAACGCATTGACGCAGCCCGATTCCTCTCAAAGGACGGGTTAAAGTGCTGGCTCAAAATTCATCAACAAAATCAACGCTTGGGCTTGTGTTTGCCACTGCCGCCCTTAGGGCGTTTGCCAGCCTTTGTTCTGTTGCCGTTCCGTTCCAGCTTCAGGATCGCGGCGGCGGCCAGCCGCCGCTGATCGGCGGCCTTGGTGTAGCGCTCGACCTCCTTGAGCGACTTGTGCCCGGTGATCGACATGATCTCGTGAGCGCTGCAGCCGGCGTCCGCAAGGTCGCGCGCCGCCACCTTGCGCAGCCCATGCAGCACGCACTCATCAGGCAGGCCGGCGGCATCGATCCAGTCGGCGAAGTCATCCCCCAGCAGTTCGGCTGAGTAGGCCCTGCCGGTTACGCTCACCAGCAAGCTGATGTGCCCCTGCTCTCCCCGTGCCAGCTCGGCCGTCAGCTCGCGGTGCTCGGCGATCTCCAGGTCAGTTCCCGTCTTCTGCTGACGCACCCGGATACGCCCGCCGCTGCGATGCGCGCGCGTCATGCCGGCCACATCGCCGAGGCGCTGGCCGGTGTAGCGGGCGAGGGCATAGGCCCGGCGCTGCATCGTGCCCGGCTTCCAACGCCGCTCATAGGCGGCGAGCTCGTCAATGGTCCAGGCCCGGTGCTCGCCAAGCTTAAACTGCTTCACCCGTGCTGCCGGGTTGTCCTTGCGATAGTCGTTGTCGATCGCGTAGCTCATGAGCAGGCTGACGACGCGCACAACCATGTTGGCCATGCCCGGCGTCTCGGCCTTCTCATTCCGCCACTTCCTGATGTGGCGGCGCTCGATCAGCGCGACGGCGTGTGCCCCGATGCGATCAACAAGCGGATCGATGATGCGCCGGTACATGGTCTTTGTTGAGGACTTGCGGTATCGGAACTCGTCACTGTCGTAGTAGTCCAGCGCCAGGGCGCCGAAGGACTTGGGAGGATACGTCGTCAGGGGCTCCGCCGCGCTCTGCCTGGCGGCGTCGGTGGTGGCCTTGAGGCGGGCATACTCTGCCAGCCATTCCTCGCTCAGCGGCTCCCCTGGCAGCCGCCAGCGCTGGCCGTTGCGACGGAAGTACCAATACTTGATGCGCCCCTGCCGATCGCGCTCCGGCTTGACGTAAGGCAGGTCGACCACGGCCGCACCATTGGTCACAAGTCATCCAGTGGGTTCGGGGCCGATGCTGCCACAACCTCTGGCGTGCCGGGTATGACGCGGATGCAACCATCGGGCATGATTTCCACCGCCGCGACGGCCATGTTCGCCTTCCGTGCCGCCTTGATGACGCGCACCACGTCCCGCTCCTTGAAGCGGGCGGGGCCGCGAGCGGGCCGTGGCCGCGCCTCGCTCACAGCAGCACCCCCTTCGCCGCCTCGGTCTCGGCCTCCGCCTTGAGGCGCGCGGCGATCGCCTCCATCATGGCGATCTGCCGGTCAGCCAGCGCCTGGGTCATGCGGCCGTTGGCAACGCGCACCGGGTAGACGCGGCGGCGCAGGTTGACCTCGCGCTCGGCGCATTGGGCGAGGACGGCGAGGGGGTAGGTGCTGGGCATCACACCCCCACGATCCCGCTCAGCCCAACGATCAGTGCCATCACCGCCAGGCTCGCCGTCGCGCGCAGGCGCTCACCGGCGCCGGCCATCGACGCCGGTGCGTCTGGTGCGCGCTGCGGAGGCTGCCGCAGCACGCGCGGCGCATCGACCGACGGGCCGGGCGGCATCGGTGGCCCGACGGCATACGGGTCGGCCGGCTCCTGGTACTGGCTGGCGGCGACAAGGCCCATTACGCCGATCGCCTCCTCCAGCGTCGACTTGGCGGCATAGACGCTGCCGTCCACCCATACGACATAGCCGCCGCCGCGCTCGCAGCGGCTGAGGTGGAAGCTCACCGATGGCCCGATGGCTGACGGATCAGGCTGGGCCAATAAAGTCATGGTCGATGCAGCCATGGCGCCGGTCTCCTCTTCAGGGATGCCACTCTATCCACCGCACACGGATAGTGATGAGGCCGCGGCTGCCGTCGTGGTGATGCACGGCCTCGACCTCGATGCCGCAGCCGCTGCCGGGGATGAAGTCGGTGAACCCGCTGGCGCGGAGCGTCTCCCGGTGGATGAAGACGTCCGGGCCGTCCTCGCGCGCGATGAAGCCGTAGCCCTTGACGGCGTTCATGAACTTCACGCGGCCCCGGATGACATGGACCAGCTCGGGCGGCTGCGGCATGGGTTTGGCGGCCGGTGTCGGCATGCCGCCGACGGGCACGCACAGCCGATGCCAAGGGCCGCCGCGGCGATCGCGGACGGCCTCGCCCTGTGCGATGGGCGTGCCGCACACGGCGCACGGCGGCGTGCCGAGTTGCGCCTCGTCGGAGAGGTCGACGCGCGTGCGCGATGCCGCGAACGGGTAGCCCTCGCGGTCAGCCAGACGCGGAGCTGTGGCGGCCTCGCCGGCGTAGGGGTTGGCGGGGTGGCCCGGGTCGTCGGTCATACCTCACTCCATCCAGGCCACGCATCCGGCGGTCGAGCAGCGCGCATGGATGTGCTTGTTGCTCGCCATCGTCCAATGCAGCGTCCCCGCCTTGCAGACGGGGCAGGGCAGGTTGCCAGCGCTGCGCGGCTTGGCTCCGACCTCGAGGATGGCCAGCCGCGCGGTGCCGATGCGCTCGATGCTGGCCCGCTGCTCGGCCTTCTCGGCCGCCAGCTCCTCCGCCGTCGGTTCGGTGTAGTGCTCGCACCGCAAGGCCGGCGCGGTGTGCTCCTTGAAGCAGGGCGTGCGAATGAGCCAGCCAGCATCGGAACCGCCTGTGCGCTCGCGCACCTTGACGCCGGCGTTGCAGGGACCGCGTCGGTAGACTTCGCCGTTGTAGTGCTTGCAGCGGCCGGTCTTCATGTGCGGACCGCCTCCCTGAACCTGCCCGCCGGCCGCGCATAGCTGGCGGCAATCGCCTCGTGCGGCGTGCTCGCCCCCGGCGCCGCGCCCAGCAGGAACTCGCGGCGCGTGCCGTCGGGCTCAAGCGAGCCGTTGACGACGTGGACGTAGTGGTGGCCGGCTATAGCGTAGAGCTTGCGCGGACGGCCGTGACACGTATCCTCCGAGAGGAGAGCCGAGCCCATGGCGGCGATCATCGCGCCGGGGCCGTGCACCTCGGCGTAGATCTCCATGAGGATGCGGCGCATCTCGGCGTTGCTCTCGCCAAGCACGTCCTCAGGTGTGCGGGTGGCGCTCTCGGTGATGTACTCGGCCGGGATGCGCTGGCCGCGCCAGGCGTGGAGGCTGTAGCCGTCGCGATAGCTGAGCGCCGGGCCGTCGCCGGCATGCAGGCGCCGCTGCGGGTCGAAGGAGATGCGCTCCGGCCGGTCGGAAACGAAGGCGACGGTCGGATAGAGGAATGACGCGCCGCACTCGCGCGAGAAGCGCTGATAGGCCGCAAAGTGCTCCGACGTGCGCTGCGAATACCGCGCGCCGATGCGGCGGCCGAATTCATAGAACGCCAGCCAGTAGGCGTCCCAGCCGCCGAGAAAAAACAGGTCGGCAAAAAGATTCTGGTCCCCGAGCTGGTCCCTGAGCTGGCCCCAGAGCTGGCCCCAGAGCTGGTCCCCGAGCTGGTCCCCGAGCTGGTCCCCGAGCTGGTCCCTGAGCTGGCCCCAGAGCTGGCCCCAGAGCTGGCCCCCGAGCTGGTCCCCGAGCTGGTCCCCGAGCTGGTCCCTGAGCTGGTCCCTGAGCTGGCCCCCGAGCTGGTCCCTGAGCTGGCCCCCGAGCTGGCCCCCGAGCTGGCCCCCGAGCTGGCCCCCGAGCTGGTCCCCGAGCTGGCCCCAGAGCTGGTCCCAGAGCTGGTCCCTGAGCTGGCCCCAGAGCTGGCCCCTGAGCTGGCCCCCGAGCTGGTCCCCGAGCTGGCCCCTGAGCTGGTCCCCGAGCTGGCCCCTGAGCTGGCCCCAGAGCTGGCCCCCGAGCTGGCCCCCGAGCTGGCCCCCGAGCTGGCCCCCGAGCTGGCCCCCGAGCTGGCCCCCGAGCTGGCCCCCGAGCTGGTCCCCGAGCTGGTCCCGCGTTGCCGGCAGCGTCGCCAGGACGCCGCGCGCGAGGAGGCAGAGCATGGGGCTGGAGAAGACCAGTACCAGGCGCGGCTCGGGCTGACCGGCAGCGGCGTAGAGGGCGCGGACGCTCGCGCTAGCGCGCTCGTGGTCGATGGGGTCGGTGGAGAGCGCTTGGCGGCGTTCGGCCTCGCGGAAGACGACCAGGTCGGCCGCCTGCTCTGGGGTCAGTCGCTCGATGCGGGACACTTCTGTTTCTCCAACAATTGCAGCCAATGAATGCAGTCGCGGATTGTGAAACGCGGGTCCTCGCCGCCCATCGCGTAGCGCCAACAGGCCCACGCGATGCGCACCGAGAACGCCTTCGACCCATCGTGGTCGATGATCCGCTCCAACCTAGTCCGCGACACGCCGTTCCTCCGCCGCGTCCCACTCGCTCTGGCCGCCGACGTAGTACCGGCCCTCGGGGAGGCGCACGGCGTCGTGCTCGTCGTGGCGCAGGACGACGGGGCCGCCATCGACCACTAGGAGGCCGATAGCGAGGCGGCCGTGGGTGAGCTCGCCGAGCTGGACGAGCTGGCGCACCGCCTCGGGAGCGCGGTAGAGGCGGGCGGTGCCGGTCTTGGCCTCCGCCTCGGCGAGGCTCTTGTGCTCCCCGTCATGAAGGCGCTCGGTGACAGCCTTGATGGCGGCGGTGTCGACCTCCAGCTCCCGCGCCATGGCGTCGTCCCGGAACAGCGCGGGCTGCGGGTTCCAGATGGCGTGATGATGGCCCGTCACCTCGCCTTCTGCCAGGATCAGGCGCCCGTCGCGCGGGGTGATCTCCTCCGTGGTGTCGATCGACACGACGTGGGGGACGCGGAAGATTTCCACGTCGCCCTGGCAGAGGTCGCCGGTGGCGGGGTCCCAATCGATGATCTTCATGCGGCTGCTCCATGGGTCTGGGGTTGAAACTCGGCCTTGCGGCGGTCCTTGTCGGCCGTGAGGCTTGCCTGCCAGTCGTCAGGCAGGGTCCTGAGGCTGGACTGCGCCGCTTTCCAGGCGGCGGCCAGCTCGTCGATCGTGCTCGCCGCGCGGATGGCCTGGCCGATGCGGACGTAGGCCTCCTCCGCGGCGATCTGCGCGGGCGGCTTGGGTGCGGCCGCCGCATGGGAAGCATCGTGGATGCGCACGCGGTGGCGGCCGACGCGGTCGGCGATCTCCTGCTGCAGGCCGCGCGCGTCGGTCTCGGCCTTGTTGGCCTCGATCGCCTCGAGGAGATCGTCCACGCTGCCGCAGGCGGCGAGATCGGCATCTAGCGCGGCGAGGAACTCGGCGTCGGTGCGTACGATCTCGCCCGTGACGGCGTCGTGCGGCGGCAGGTCTGGGATGGGCGGAGGCGGCGCCGCAGCGCGTGGCGGCGCGTCAGGGATGGCGGGGGGCGCGGGCGAAGCTATCGCCCGGCGGTCACGCCCGTCGGCCTGCGGCAGCTGCTCTGCGGCCTTGGCGCGCCTGGGCGTGATGTCCTGGGCATCGCGATAGGACGCGTCCTCCATCTCGTCGCCGGTGTAGACGCCCAGGATGATCGCCGGCTCGTGCCGGCGGCACCATTGGCGAGTGCCGCGATAGATCAGCTGGTCGTCGGGCTGGGCCTGCCATTGGCGGGTGACATTGCCGTCCCTGTCCTTGGTCTGCCAGTCGGCGACGGTGCCGCTGACCTCGCGCTCCGGATCCTCAGGGTCCCACAGCGTGATCTTGCGTTGCGGCGTGCCCTTCTCGCCCTCGAATTTCTTCTTGAGCTGGATGCCGAGCTTGTTCTCGATGGCCGCGGCGACCAGTGCGCCGCTGAAGCTGAGCCTGCCGTGCACGATGTAGCTGCCCTGCGCCACGGCCACGGGGTTCATCTGCCAGTTGTAGGCCTGGTTGACCACCAGGAAGCAGTTCCCGAACGTCTCGTCCGGCGTCCGGCCCTTGAGATGGTCCGGCAGGATGGTCGCACGCGACATGGCGCTGGCGACACGCTGCATCAGCTCGAATGTGCCGGGGTTGAACACGGCGACCTCGCCAGGCCCGGCAAGCGGCACCAATGCTCTGGACTCGGACATTACGCAACCTCTCTCCGTTCAACGACCTTGACGCCCGGGATATCGGCCCTGCCCTTGGCGGCGCGGACCAGCTTGGTGAGCACCTTGCCGACGACGATCGACACCTCCGGATGCTCGATCACGTGCAGGGCGGCGAGCTTGTAGTCTGTTATCTGAATGTCCCATGTCGTCTTGAGGCCGGCCTTGCGGCCCGTGCCGCCCCCCGACTGCACCTTGACGGCCTCTGGTGCAGCGGGGAGCGGCGGCAGCTGCGGCTTCGGGGAGGTGAGCGCAGCTATGGGGTCGTCGGCAATCTGGCGGGCGCGCTCGGTCTCGATGCGGGCACGCTCGGCCTCGGCGATGGCGCGCTCGGCGGCATACCGGGCGTCGGCCTCGGCCCTCTGGCGGGCCTCCTCGGCCGCCATCCAGCCGCCGAAGGCGGAGCGCAGCTTGGCCGACCACTCGGCCAACAGGGCGCGGAAATCGTAGCGGCGGCGCACGGCCGTGGTGGCGTCGATGTGCGGGCGGACCTCGGTCTCGTACATGCCGTCGGCGCGCTTCTCGAGCGCGAGCAGCTCGGCCTGCAGGTTGCGGGCCATGTCGCAAGCCGTCTGGTCGGCGATCGGCAGGCCAAGGCGCGCTTTGGCCTGCGCGATGCGCTCGTGGGCCTCGCCGAGGATCAAGGCGTAGGGATCGGTCGGCTGGTTGTGCGTCTTGGGCGGCAGGGCTCCGGCCAGCGGTGGCGCGTCTCCAGGCCAACGGCCGTGCTCGCGCCAGTGGGTGGCGTCGTCCTTCGTGACGGGCATGGCGAACAGCCAGCGCTCGGCGAGCTCCTGGGGCGAGGCGTGGCTCGCATCGACCATGCCGCGCAGCTGCAGGCCCTCGCGCCATGACGTGACGGGGCGCTCGGCGTCGTCGACGAGCCAGACCTGCATGAGCACATGCGGCTCGCCCTTGCGCGGGCGCACCTTCCACAATCCGCACTGCGGGTTCTCGCCGGGGATGGCGGCGCCGACGGTGGCGAGCATCAGCGGCACGGCCTCCTCCGGCCTCTTGCAGCCGGCGGCGACGCAGGTGCGCCAGTAGGCGTATACGTCGCTCACGCGGGGCCTCCGGCTCGCTCCATTGCGGCATTCGGATTCTTGAGCGCGCGGATGTGCGCAGCCAGCGCGCGGACGCAGCCGACAATCTGGCCGCGCGTGAGAAGGGCCGTCGGGCTGAACGCGACACTGTTGGCGAGCTGGTCAGCGAGGATCGCGGCCTGCTCGATGCACATGACGCGGCACTGCTCGGCCTGCTCGGCGTGGATGGTGGCGAGCCTGACGAGACCCAGCGGGTCTGGCGATGCGGCGCGTGCGGCGGCCGGCAACGCCTCGGGCTGCGCCGGGTCCTCGTCGCCGGGGTCGGACTGCGGCGGGACCGCCGGCTGGGGGATCGGCGCCGGCGCCGGCGTCGGCTGCAGCGGGGGCGGCTCGACCGGGCGGATGCCGGGGCGCGGCGGGAAGGGGAGCGGCGGGTTGGGGTTGGTCTCAGCCATGGGCGTGCTCCTTCTCGCGGTAGTGCTCGGTGACGGCGTCGCGGTCGGCGCGCGCCCAGCCGAGGCGCCAGGCCTGGTCCGCGTCGCTGCGGCGCAGGAACGGGCTGTCGTCGCGGGTCAGGCCGCGCTCGTGGCTGTCGAGCCCGAGCAGGTAGCCCCAGTGCTCCGCGATTGCCGCAGGCGGCGGCAGGTAGGGGCTGACCCCGCTCCCCGCGCAGACGGGGCAGGATTGGCCTTCGGCCTGCGGGCGGTCGCCCGAGCCGTGGCAGACCGGGCAGGGCGCGGTCATGGCCTTGCTCTGCGGCTCGCAGGCCGGACAGTACGCGAGGCCTGACTCCGTGATGACGATGGGGGCGCCGCAGACGGGGCACTCCTGGAAGGCGGTCATGCCTTGCCTCCGTCGAGAAGCATCCCCACCAGCACGTCGGAGCCGCGGATGAGCCGCACCGTCAGCGCCAGGGCAAGGGCGATGGCGAGGGCGGCAATGAGGAGCCACCAGCGGTCAGTCATGGGAGACCTCCGTCATCGAGGATGGCGTCGATGAGGCCGTCGCGGGCGGCCTGGGTCAGGATGCGGGCGGCGAGGAGGGCGATGCTGGTGCCGCGCTGCTCGGCGGCGCGTTGCAGCGTGGCGACGGTGTCACTGCCGAGCATGGCTCGGACCCAGGTGGCGCCGCTGCGGGCGATGGGGCGGGCAAGCTTCCCGTTCGCGATCAGTCCGCCGACGGCGGGTGCGGCAACGCCGATGCGGGCTGCGATCTGGCTGTGGGTCAGGCCCCGCTCGCGCAGTGCGATGGCGGCCTGCGTGCGGCTGCGGTAGCCGAGGCATGGAATGGGGCCGCTCATGGCGCGCGATCTCCGTCCCGCAGGGCGGTGAGGACGCCGGACTTCAGGAACCGGCCGCCGGCGCCGCGGACACGGCCAGTCGCGTCGGCGTCAGTCTGGAGCTTGGTGCTCTCGTTTGCGATGTAGGCCCAGGCGCGGAGCGCGTCGGCGAGGCGGCGGCGCTCATGGCGGTCGAGCGTGTTGAGGCCATGCGCATCGGTGGCGTCGAGCTGGCTGGCGAGCTGGCGGAGGTCAACGGGCACGGTGCAATCCCGGCTGAAGGTGGCCGGCCAGGGGGTGCGGGGTTCCCTGACCGGCCGAGGACGACGACCGGGCGACGAAAGACCTGCCCGGCCAGCCCGCGCCGCCGAAGGAGGGGTGGCGGCGGGGCATGGGGCTTACCCTACTTAAGCCGGGCTTAAGATGTCAACTAAGAAAACTAAACCTGGTCGAAGATGATAAAATTTGGTGCGGCCAAAGAACCTTCCGGCACGCCAGAACGCGCCGATGCGACACCAGCCTTGAGGGGGAGAAGACTACGCGCTCTGCTTGCGACGGCGCGGCTGCACGACGGTCATTTCGGGCTCGCGGGCTGCCTCGGCGGCCGTGAGGGCCTTGATCGCGTCTGATAGCCATGTGGGCAAGCAGCGCATGTCGCTTGTGTAGATCCAGTCAAGCGTGAGGCCATGCGTCTTGCAGAGCTTGATGGCGCCATCGACAGGCGGATAGACGGCGCCATTTTCCCACTGGTTGTAGGAGATTTCGCTTACGCCAGCGATGTGAGCGAAGTCCTTTTGGCTGAGGCGCATAGCGTCGCGGCTGAGACGGAGTCTCTTCCCGACTAACAAGTTGCGCTCCGGGCGCAATTTGCGCGCTTTGCCTGCCATGGGCAGGGGGATACGCAATTCTCTTAGCCTCTGCCATTCCGGAATAGTTAGGATTGACGCCTTAAACCCGCTTAAATTATCTTCACGCTCATGGCAAGCCATCCCGACACCCCGCCCCTGCGCACCGTCCGTGACGTTGTTGACGCGCTTGGGGGCACCAGCACGGCCGCGGAAAGGCTGAACGTGAGCCCATCTGCGGTATCGATCTGGCTCAGAAAGGACTGCATCCCCCCAGCGCGATACCTCGACGTGAGCGCCGCCCTAGAGCAGATCGGGCACCGCGTCGAGCGCTTGCTCTTTCGTGAAACCCCACGTCAGAAGAGCGAGACGCATGCAGCGTAGTGGGCAAAAAGCAGCGTTGCAACTGGTAGTTACGCAGCCGCGTGAAGGCGGCGACAGATGTCACTCCAGACGGCCGATTGCTGACAGTACGTGTGAGCACACATGGCGCGACCTGATGCCGGGCTTCCAGATGTGCACCCAGTGCCTCCGGATCCGGAAGAAGCCGAGGAACGGGGGCGACGAGTGATCGACACGCGCTCGCCCCACGTCATCCTCGCCCCTCTCATGGCGCGCGCCCGTCGGCGGCGACGGTGCCAGCGCTGCGGGAGGGACGCGCGATGACGATGACTCACGTCGCCGAGGCCTGCCCCATTCCGCCTGCGCCTCGGCGCAGGTTTTGGACGACGCGAGAGGAGAGCGTGCTGCGCGAGCACTACGCGAGTGGTGGCGCGGAGGCGTGCCTGCCGCTGCTGCCCGGCCGGTCGCTGGATGCGATCTATAAGCATGCCTTCGCGATGGGGCTCACCGCTCCCGCCACCGAGTTCAGGCGCGAGCGGTGGCAGTCGAGCGAAGCCATCGATAACGTTATCCGGCGATACTGGCTCAACCCGCGCAAGGGCTTCCGCACCGAGTGCGCCCGCGTGATCGGTCGGCCGGGATGGTGGACGTCCAGGCGGGCAACACATCTCGGACTCACGGCGCCGCGCTTCAAGGAGCCGGCTTGGAGCGAGGATGAGATCGAGCTCGTTGGCGCCAACGGCCACAAGAGCCTCGCTGCCATCCAGAAGCTCCTCCGCAGGCACGGCTTCGTGCGCACCGAGACGGCAATCGTGGTCAAGCTCAAGCGCATGGGGCCCGGCTCGCGTATCGACCCCGAGCACTACACGGCCGGCCAACTCGCCAAACTCATGGGTGTGAACCCCAAGACCGTCACCCGATGGATCGCGACGGGCATGCTTAAGGCGGACCGTCGCGGTACGGAGCGCAGCGCGGTGCAGGGCGGCGACCATCACTGGATACATCGCAAGGCGGTGAGGAGCTTCGTCCGCGACAACGCGGCCGCTGTCGATTTGCGCAAGGTGGACCGCTTCTGGTTCATCGATCTGGCGTTTGGAGGGCCGGGGTGACCCCTATCCGCATCGAGCTGCCCGGTCCCCCGCGTGGCAAGGGACGGCACCGCACCACGCGGGGCGGCATCACCTACGCCGATCCGGTAACGCGCTCCTACGAGGGGCAGCTCAAGCTCGCCGCGTCGCTGGCCATGGCGGGCCGCGCGCCGCTCGAGGGGGCGCTCAGCGTGGACCTGGTGGCCGAGATGCCGATCCCGGCTAGCAAGTCCAAGCGGTGGAAACGCGATGCCGAGGCCGGACTGATCCGGCCCACAACAAAGCCGGATACGGACAATTTCATCAAGCTCATTGATGCCTGCAATAGCATCGTCTGGGTGGACGACAGCCAGGTCGTCACCATTACGGCGATGAAATTCTACAGCACGCGGCCGCGGCTGGTGCTCATCGTCGAACCAATGGTCGACCAGGTCATGGCCGCGCTCGGCGGGTTGGCGGCGGCGCGAGAGAACGGGGTGGCGGCATGACGGCAGCTGGAACGAAGCTCGTGCTGTGGACGCCGGAGGAGGTGGCCCGGCTGCGGCAGCTGTTCGCGGACGGCAACGGGCCGTCGGCGATCGCCAAGCTGATGGGCAAGACGCGCAACGCCGTCATCGGGCGGCTCAACCGCATGGGGCTCAGATGTGGGGCGGACGTGGCCAAGGGGTCCCGGCAGCAGGCCCAGCGAAAGCGGCGCAAGGCGCAGCGGGGGGATAAGCCGCCCGCCCAGGTTCGCAAGCCCGCACCCAAGCCGGCCCAGGCACCCCCCTTGCGACTCCCTGGCGTTTGGGCGTTGCCTGCAGCCGGGCATCCGGCCGGACCCGTGTCCATCTCCGACCTGGGGGCCCGGCAGTGCCGCTACATCGGCGAGCGGCCGGTGCTGCTGACGCTCGATACGCCCGTCTACTGCGGCCAGCCGACGGACGGGGGCTCGTGGTGCCCGCACCATCGCTCGCGGGTGTTCGACAAGCGGGCGGCGAGGACGGCGTGAGGAGTATGTGGGCCAGTCGCGCGAAATCGCTGATCGTGTGGGCCTACTGCTGGCACCTCATCCCGCTGCGCGTGGCTCAGCGTCTCATCGATTCTCTGGGGCTGCGGGACGCATGACATGGGGCGTGACGATATCGACCTTGGCCGCGTTGCCGCAGCGCTCGGGGGTGCTCAGCGCACCGGCAACGGCTTCGACGTGCGCTGTCCGTGCCATGACGACCGCTCGGCCTCGCTTTCCATCAGCATCGGTGACGAGGGCCAACTGCTGTGGCACTGCCATGCCGGGTGCGAGTGGGACAAGGTGCGCGACGAGCTCCGGCGGCGGGGGTTCCTCGAGGGGGCGGAGCGCAAGCGGCGCCTCGCGGGGTCGCCTCCTCGAGGACGTATCGTCGCCACCTACGACTATCTCGACGAAGCCGGCGAGCTCGTCTTCCAGGTGTGCCGGCTCGACCCCAAGGACTTCCGCCAGCGTCGGCGGGCAAGGGCGGGTGACGACCCCGCCAAGGTGCGCGACGGGTGGACCTGGTCGGTCAAAGGCCTGCGCGCCGTCCCCTTCCGGATGCCCGAGCTCCTCGAGGCGATCGCCGGCGAGTGGCCGGTGTTCGTCGTCGAGGGCGAGAAGGACGCCGACAGCTTGGCCCGGCTCGGCATCACAGCGACATGCAATGCCGGTGGCGCCGGCAAGTGGCGCCGCGAGCATGCCGCCGCGCTCAGCGGGGCCGACGTCATCATCCTGCCCGACAACGACGACGCTGGGCGCGAGCATGGCGAGGCCGTCGCCAAGTCCGTCGCCGGCGTCGCGCGGCGCGTGCGCGTCGTTGACCTGCCCGGCCTGCCGCCCAAGGGCGATGTGTCGGACTGGCTCGGCGCGGGCCACGGCCCAGACGAGCTGTGGCGGCTCGTGGACGCCGCGCCCGATTGGCAGGCGAGCGGCGCCTCCGCGGCGGGTGGCGTCGAGCTGGAGGACTTCTGGGCCTACCTCCCCGAAGGCAGGTTCATCTACCGGCCCACGGGTGCGCTCTGGCCGGCGTCTGGCGTCGACGGCGCCATCAAGCGCGACAGGCGGGCACTCAAGGCAAGTGTCTGGCTCGCCAGGAACCAGGCGGTGCACCAGATGACATGGGCACCGGGCGAGGTGGAGATCATCGAGGGGCGGCA